GAGGCTAAGAATTTCTGAAAACGGAGCTTATACCGAGGCAGAAACAGAGGTAGATACCGATGGTATACCAGATGACAACCACCCGGTATACCAAATGGAAACCCAGGTAAGGTTAGGTAAGGTTAGGTTAGGTAAGGATAAGAAAGAAGAAGAGTCAGAACCTGATGGTTCTTCCGATTCTACTTTACACGAAATTAACGATACCAAAGAATTCAAACAAGCTAAGCTACTGCTAACACTTCACCAACAACAGGACCCTAAGTACAAGCGAAGCCTTAACCAGATAAGGTCGTGGGCGGTGGAAATCGAAAGATTAAACAGAATTGACGGCAGAGAATGGGATGAAATCGAAAGCGTTATACGATGGGTAAAAACTACAGGAAATTTTTGGTTTTATAACATTATGAGCGGATCAAAGTTAAGAGAAAAATTCCCGACTTTAATAGGGCAAATGAATAATAAGCCATTTAATTCACCGAAAAAAACAATAAAAAATTTTGATGAAAGAATATTAGATTTGTAAAGGAAATAATTATGAAACTTTTAGACAAAAAGCCAGAGGTCGATAGCGTACAGCAATTTTGCGAAAGACACGGCGCTTACATGGCAAATAAAATAGTTTTATTTGAAGGTAGAGAAATGTTAGATCATTGCCCTAAGTGCGTAGAAGAGAGACAAGAGAAAATTAGACAAGAAGAGGAATATGAAAGTATTCAAAAAGCAATATACCGAAGAAAAGAATTTTTAAGAAAAGCCAACATCGAGCCAATGTATTACGAATCCACTTTGGATAATTACATAGCAGAAAGCGAAGAGCAGAAACAGGCTCTTAATTCTGTTAATAATTTAGCGGAAACAAAAAAGGGAAAAGTTATTCTTTTGGGCAAGAATGGGACCGGGAAAACGCACCTTGCAGTTGGGGCCATTCAGAAAATGGGCGGTGCAATTTATACTATGTTTGAAATTGTAACCAGAATACGATCGACTTATTCAAAAGGATCTGATTTCGACGAGATAGAAATATTGGAAGAGCTTGCCGATATTCCCTTATTAGTTATCGACGAAATAGGGAGGACAAAGGGAAGTGATGCTGAAAGTAACTGGTTATCCTACATTATCGACAAACGTCATGTAAGGTTTAAACCACTTATTTTAATTTCAAACCGGCACACAAAGAAAACATGTATACAAAAAGGATGCGACCAATGTTTAGAAAACTTTATGGATTCTGATGTTTTGAGTAGAATTTCTGAGGACGGAATACTTATCACATTTACCGGAGAAGATTATCGAAAAACGAAAAGGAATAAAAAATGAAATTTCAAGATTTCATCAAAGAATTCCCGGACAGAGAAGAGGAAGTTACCGAGAGGGCGGCGATTATTGAATATTCCGCAGGAATTAGCAGGCAGGAAGCCGAAAGAGTAGCAGTAGAAATCCAGGTGAATAAGCTAAACATTGACAACAAGGTACGAAGGGGTTAGGTTTTAGGATATGGCAACACCAAGGAAAAAACCGGAGGATTTAAAGAAAGCCGGGAGGAAATCTTCTTTCACCGCGGAAAGGAAAGCCGTGGCGCTGGCAATGGCAAGAATGGGCGCAACCGATATGCAGATAGCCGAACATATTGGTGTAACTGAGCAAACTGTTAATAATTGGAAAATTAAATTTCCAGAATTCTTTGAGTCCTTAAGGGATTTAAAGGCACAATCCGACAATAAAGTCGAAAGGGCGCTTTACGAATTAGCTACTGGATACGAATACGACGCAGAACGGCCACTTGTTGTTTCGGATGGAACAATGAACGGAGCCCACGTAGAAATTGCAAAGTACCGGGAAAAGCAAGCGCCGAATCCCACAGCGATTATTTTTTGGCTAAAGAACCGTCAACCGGCGAAATGGAGAGACCGACAAGAACACGACGTACGTACCGAGATTGTGATAGGTAAGCCTTTACCTCCGGAGAAATTTCTAGATAATGAAGGTTGACTTTGGACAAATGCACCATTGGTATAACCCGACTTTCTACCCTTTGGTTTTCGATAAAAATCGATTCATAATCAAAAAAGGTGGGGCAGGGTCCGGGAAGTCGGTCGATACATTTAGGACCGCTACCTACCGCATGGTTGCCGAAAAAGGCCATAACTATCTAACCCTTCGGAAATCGGCAAATAGTAACCGTACATCAACCTACCCCCTCATGAAATCTTGTATTTCAGACTGGGAACTGTTTCCGTTATTCAACGAAAACAAGACAAACAGCATTATTACTAACAAGTACAACGGGAATCAGATGAAGTTTGCAGGCCTTGATGATGTGGAGAAGCTGAAATCCATCACGTTTGAAAATGGTCCGTTGACAGATGTCATAATCGAAGAGGCTACCGAGATCACCGAAGAGGATTTTAATCAGATAAACTTAAGACTTCGAGGTCAAGCAAAACAGCCTTTCCAGGTTACGTTAATGTTCAATCCGGTATCTGATACTCACTGGATCAAGAAAAGGTTTTTTGATAACCCAGGCCCGAAGCGAAACAAGATTACCATTCACCAATCTACCTACCTAGACAATAGGTTTCTCGATGATGACTACAAGGACGAACTTGAGGCGCTGAAATACGAGGACCGGATTTATTACGAAATTTACGCCCTCGGGAACTGGGGAAGTATTGGAAATCTGGTATTCAGAAACGTTCGTTTCGAAACCTGCCCTTATCGATACGAGGATTTTGACGAAGTTCTCTCTGGCATGGACTTTGGTTACAACCACTATCACTCTATCCAGCTCATAGGCCTAAAGGATGGAGTTAAATACTCATTCCGTGAATTGTATGTTAGGCACATGACCAACGATGAAGTGATGCTGGAAAACGAAAAACAGGGAATTCTTGATAAAACAACACTTTGCACAGCGGATTCCGCAGAGCCTAAAAGCATTAGAGACTGGAAAAAGAGCGGTTACTATATCGATCCAGCAAAAAAGGGCCCGGACTCGGTACGGCAACAAATAGGATGGTTAAACCGTGGGGAATGGGTTATTGATCCAATAGCCTGTCCAGGGTTAGCAAGCGAAGTAAAGTCGTACAAATGGAAAGAGGCTCGCGACGGATCGGTACTTGATGAACCGGTAACTTTCAAAGATGATGCGATTGCCGCATGCTTAACCGGAGACACAATTGTAAACACAGAAAAAGGGGACATAAAGATAAAAGACCTTGTCGGTAAATCGGGAGGGGTTAAATCATGGGATTATAAAAAGGAATGCATAAAATCTTTCAACGACGTATCTTTGACAAGGAATAAGCAACAGATATATACTATCTACCTCGAAGACGGTGGCTTTATTAAGGCAACGGCAGACCATCCTATTTTGACAAAAGAAGGTTGGAAAAAAGTTTCTGAACTTACTGAACATGATGAGGTGGTAAAAATTGACTGTAGTTTATGATGGTAAAAAATGGACAAAGGTTAAGTCTGGATATTATATCTGTTCAGTTAAAAGCAGAACTTTTAAGAATTGGCTACATCAATATGTTTACGAAAAAGAAGCTGGAAAAATTCCTGAAGGTTTTCATATTCACCACAAAGACCGGAACAAAGATAATAATTTGATAGAAAATCTTATTTTATTGTCTTCGGAAGATCATTCTAAAGAACATGGAGAATATAAATATAGCAATCCAGAAAGATATAGAAAACAATGCGAACATCTGAATAAAATACGGCCCAAACATGTATGGCCAGAAGATCCTATAAAATTCGAACAGCACAGAAAAGCTTTAAAAGAAGGAATGAAAAATTCCGAACAAGTAGAAAGGGTTTGTAAAAACTGTGGGGATCAATTCATGGCTAAGAAATTCGGCAGACATATATTTTGTTCGAATAAATGTAAATCAAAACATAGAAGAGAAAATAAATTCGATGAAGAAATTAGGATATGCACGGTTTGCGGAAAAGAATTCAAGGCAAATAAGTATAAAGAAAAATCTACCTGTAGTAGAAGTTGTGCTAATGTTTTGAGAGCAAGGACTATAAGAAATGCAAACAATTAAGATAAAAAAAATAGTCAAAGAAGAAGAACTGGAAGACGTTTACAATATGGAAGTGGAGGATACGCACAACTTTTCAGTTAATGGTGGATACATTGTCCACAATTGTCGCTATGCGATCGAGCGAAAAACAACCGGAGATGTTTCCATCTTAGACGTTTTGTGAAATTATGGTATGATAAACCCCGGAGGCCACACATGGCAAGAAAGCCGACCGTTTCAAAGCAAATAGAAAATTCACTGACAGGCCTTGTTGACGGCATACGAGACCGACAAACCGGAGGGAGTTATCTTTCCGGATACAATACACTTTCCCATTCCAACAATTACAGCCTACTTTCTCTCAATCACCAAATACTTACCTATATGTTCACCGGCAACGGATTGTTTCAGACAGCAATACAAGTGCCAATTCAAGACGCAATAGCGAAAGGCGGCATCATTGAATCCCCAGAGCTTGATGATTCCGAGATCGATGAGGTATGGGCATTCTGGGAAGATACTGGTCTATGGGATACGATTCTCAACTATTTTACTTGGGTCAGACTTTACGGCGGAGGGGCTATAGTAATCAACACCTCAGGAGATCCGAAAAGCAATCTCAGAATGACCGAAATAGTAGACCCGAAGCCGGTGGAATTTTACGATGTAGACCGGTGGCAGTTACTACTCACAAACGTGTGGAATCAATCGGTGTATCTGGGGGACGAGCCGGAAGGAGATCAGTACTACCTCAATGGTCAGGAGATCCATAAATCTCGAGTTATAAAAACAAGCGGAAAGAAGGCCCCGTCGAGAGTTAGGCAACTTCTTGGTGGCTGGGGCATGAGTGAGGGAGAGCGGATGATTAGAGACCTCTCGCTCCACCTTAAAACCCAAGATGTACTGTTCGAAATACTTGACGAATCTAAGGTAGATGTATTCAAAATTAACGGATTCAACAACCGGCTTGCTACCGCCGGAGGAACTCAGGCGATTGAGAAAAGAATCCAATTAGCAAACCGGCTCAAGAACTATATGAACGGACTTGTTATGGACGCCGAGGATGACTATGAAAACAAAACCAACACCTTCGCAGGGCTCGCCGATGTATCCGCAGAAAACCGAATATCAATAGCTGCAGCCCTTAGGATTCCCATGGTTAAGTTGTTCGGACTTTCCCCAGCTGGATTTTCTACCGGGGAAACAGACCTAGATAATTACAATATGATGGTGGAGTCAGACGTTCGTGCAAAGCTTCGCTACCCCGTCCGAAAGCTACTCGACCTCACCATGTTCCGACTATTCGGTCGGGAAATCGAATATACTTTTAAATGGCCTTTACTCAAAGAAGCTACCGAGAAAGAGAAAGCAGAACTTAATACCTCAAAAGTAACTAACCTTACTTTCTTGTTTGATCGTGGCCTCATGACCGGGCCTGAGGTTATGGAAGAAGCCCAAAAAGAAGGAATCATCAATATCCAAACCGCAGTTGCTAAAGGGATGCAGCCGACCCCACCTATTCCACAAGTTGAAGAACCGGCTATGATAAGAAACTCTGCAGGGCTTGGGTATAAGATGCCAGGGCAGACTACAACCAAATTCCGGTTGTGGAAAAAGAAAGTAAAAAATAATTCCAATTTCAAAGAAGAAGACCACCCAAGGGGTGAAGATGGAAAGTTTGGGTCTGGGGGTAATAAAGGTGGGTCTGAAAAGGAAAGCGGACCAAATTCAGGAAATAAAGCCTCGAAAAGAAAATCAAGAGACGAAAGAGGTTGGATTGATTATCTAACAAGACCGAAGCCTCAGTTAAAAGAAGATTTAAAGAAGGCAGAAAAGGATTATATCGAAATCGTTAAAAACGATTATCCTGATATAAAAAAGGAAGTCACCGAAGAACAGCAGATGTCAATTTTAATATACACTGATGGTGGATACGGAAAAATTAATGAGCAACTTATGAAAGGTGGAGCAGATAAGGATGTGCAAAGAAACATTGAGCAAATTAGTAACTTTATTGATACGCACCCCCTGAAAGATGAGACGGTTCTTTACCGAGGCCTGGTCCTTCCTCCTGGAGAAAAGTGGGAGCCTGGAAAAAAGTTTAGTAACAATGGTTTTTTATCTTCGAGCATAAGTAAAGACGTGGCGATGAATTTTGCCTCAAAGACATTTGCAAAGCCAGATCAACAAGCGGTGATAGTTTTCAAAGCCACGAAGGGTTCGCCAATTGCGCCGGTTGATGGACTCGGGAGATACAAAAATAAAGAAGCCGAATTTATTGGTAAACCAGGAATGAAATTTAGAGTAGTAAAAGCCACCGAAGGATACAAAGGGAGAATGGAATATGAAGTTGAAGTTATTTAGAAATCAGGAAAGAGAACCCGAAGAAATCACGGACGAGGACATTGAAATAATAGGATTAGATGAAAGATTTTACGATTATTCGATATTTTCAGAAGTACCAAAAAATGAGGAAAATAGAGAAAACACAGAAGCGTAAAAAACGCCCTTGTAAGTAATTATTCAGTAAAGACTTACAATGGTAAAAATAACCCAACTGATTATATATCGATTTTTCAACTACGCTTCCTACAACTATGCGTTACATTTTGAATAATCGATTGTAGCGCAGTTCTATTTCCTTATACTATAAGGACTTACGTATTTTGTGTCAAAATGTGATAACACAATATACTTGTATTTGTAAGTACTTATAATACAATGATTTATAAACTACCAATTTGCAATTTATCCCCCTTTTTCGCCTAAAATATGAAGATAATCGCAGACAAGACAATTTTCAAAAAATATGATATACTGATTTATGGAAAAAAAGGTTTACTTGTTCTATAACGGCCCATTGTCTCAATGGGCAACAAGTTACATCTGCATCGACGGATGTATGTATAATTGTTGCGAGCAATACATGATGGTTCAAAAAGCTTTGTATTTCGAAGACCTCGAGACGGCAAAGAAAATAATCGAATCACAAAGCCCGTCCGAACAAAAGCAATTAGGAAGATCGGTTAAAGAATTTAATTCCGACGAGTGGGGAAAAGTCTCTGAAAGATTCGTGTACATCGCCAATAAAGAAAAGTTCAAAGAAAAACTATATCGGAAATATTTACTTGAGACAGGAGATTCCATAATTGCCGAGGCAGGCCCTACAGATACAATATGGGGAATCGGGCTATCTGAAGATGATCCAAAGGCCCTTGACCCTACTCAATGGAGAGGAGAAAATAGGCTTGGTAAAATACTCGTGCGAGTAAGACAGGAAATACAAGATGAGATTTCGGGAATCGTGGAGTGATCCAGCCTACAAGAGATTAAGGCAATTCTTTTTTGATAACTATTTTCATCCACTAATCGAAATAGCTAAAGATTACGGGGCGATAAAAAAGCAAGGAGCAATCCAAAACGCCGGGACTTCTCACCTGGTAGAAGCTATTAGGTCAGGCCGGATCAACTTCGACGGGGTACAATTTACCGGTTCTGTCAACTCAAGAATTTCCGCAGACCTAAAAGGGTTTGCAGAGTTCGACAGACGAACAAATGGGTGGAGACCAATTAAGGCAATACCGTTGCCAATCACTACCGCCTTATCGGCCCGAAGATTCCAAAATGAATCTATGCTTAAAAGGCTACAGATCGAAATCGACCGAATGGAACAACGGGTCAAAACGTTAGTAGAAAACCTTGATTTCAATATGCAAGGATCGATTTTCGACATAATCGAAAGTGCAGATCGAGACATAGACGACCTTGCGGTAGGGCTTGGTTTTACTCCCGAGCAATTATCACGGTTACGAAAAGACTATAACGAAAACATGAGGTATTGGGTCCAGCAGTGGGACCAAGAGCAGATTGTTCGGCTCAGGGATATGGCTCAGCGAAATATGTTAGCCGGAATGAATCGGGAGCAATTAGCCCAAGCGATCCAAGCCGAATGGTCGGTAAGTGACAACAAAGCCCGTTTTTTAGCCAGACAAGAAACAACCCTTCTTTCCTCAGCGATCCAGGACCGGAGATACACCGACGCCGGTATAGTTTGGTACATTTGGCAAGGGGTAGCGGATAATAGGCAAGTGGGGAACCCGGCCGGTGAATATCCCAATCCTACCCCAGGCCATGGGAATCATTTCGCAATGAATGGGAAAGTCTGTAAAATGTCAGACCCAACGGTTTACGCAGATTCGATCGAAGATGCAAAGCGGGGGGTATGGAAACCGAAGTCCGCAATCGGTGCAGACATGAGGCACCCAGGAATAGCCTTTAACTGTCGATGTACACGCCGTCCGTTAGTGCCGGGGACATATTAGGGGGAAACATGAAAAACCAGAAAGCAAGGAAGATTAGGAAAACGGCGACAACTTACGCCGATGGTGTTGTAAATCAGTGGCTTTCAGAACTTCACACGAAACCTTTAAGAGTTCGATTCTCAATAGCGGTCATGGTTTTATTCAAGGTGAAGCTGTCATAAGTTTGACATTTACTTCAAACGGTGATATTCCTTAAACAGAGGTAGCAAATGGCAGTAGGAAAACGCTACAGGGCCGAGCATATTAGGCCGGGTCTTGTAGGGTATCCCGAAAATGAGCAGTTAGGTACTCTCCTTGTAACCCAAGAGGCCATCGATAAAATGCGCCCTACTTTTATCGGAAAGCCGGTTGTAAACGTAGATCATACGGACGCCTCCCCGGAGGACCTGTTTGATTTCACCACCGGACAGCTCGAAGAAGTTGCGGTCGGAGTAGTAGCCGAGGTCGGAAAATTGGAGAACGGCTGGGATTATGTGGACGTTGTCATTTGGGACGAAGATACACAAAAGAACATCGAGAATGGATTTTCAGTATCCAATGCATACCTCCCCACCGAAGAAGGCCCAGGAGGGGTCGAAAACCAAATTCCTTATGACAACGAGCTTAAAGACGGTGAGTACCTGCATTTAGCGATAGTACCAAACCCTCGCTACCAAAACGCCAAGATATACGCAAATAGCGTACAGTTGGAAAGAAACCCCCAGGAGGATAAATCTATGGGAATTAAACTCTTTCGGAAGAAAGAAGCGCCAAAACCGGTAGTAAAGAATGCTGCCGAGGAAATGGAAGAAATGGACGTGACCAACGCTGTCTACAAGAACGAAGACGGCTCAGAGGTATCTCTGGAAGAAATGGTCAACGCATACAAGGCACAGAAGAACCAGTCAAAAAACTCGGTTCTCAATGAGGACGACGAAATCGATGTAGACGGGGAGAAAGTGAAGGTTTCTGAACTTCTCAACGCATACAAGGCCGGGAAAACTGCCGAAAACGCAGAACCTCCTCAAGATGTAGTCGTCGAAGAAGTAGTTGACGAAACCAAACAGGGGCCCGGAATGGTTTCGAATTCGGCAAAGAAGGCCGAGTCTGTCAATAAGGCGATCAAAAACGCCGCAGGTTCCGAGGGGATTACCCCGGTCAAGATTTTGACCAAGCAAGACCGGCTTGCCATGGGTAAGGCCCGTTACGGTAGCCTTGTAGATCAAGGAGGTTCTAAATGAGCTTCAACCCCAATCAGTTCGAGCAAACCCGACCTGTCGGAGAACTCGACCTTCAAACCAATCCAAACCCCTCGGTAATGACCGTACGGATTGACCCAGCTTCGGAGGCGACCTTTGTACCCGGTCAGGGTGTAAAGTTTGTGGACAAGGGAGCAAGCGATCCAGGCGGAGTACCTATTGTGGGGGTACGGTCAGGCAACACTGACCAATTAGACGGGATCATCGTTTTCTCCACAAAGAAAGCGGAGTTTGTAGCTAATGACCTGGTACAGATTGCCGGGAATGGTGTGGTAATGGTGCTACTCGCCGGAGCTACTTTAGCTCGTGGCGTAGACGTAACCCTGGACAACTCCAACGCAGGGGAATTTCTTGCAGTTACTACTGCAACCAAGGCCGGTACCCTTATCGATAAAGTCGCAGACGGCGACCAGGGCCGGATTAGACTTCAATTCGTGGAGGCCTCAACATGATCGGATTAAAAATCATGAATGCTGACGGCTCGATCAATGTTGGGAGTACCGGTTACAAATACGCAATCGATACCCTCACCGAGATTAAGAACCGGGTAATTACTCAAAAGTTCTACGAGGTTTCTCCGGCTGAATTTATGCCGGTAGACGTAGGACAGGCGAGTTGGATGGATGAAATTGTACAGCCCCTGAGCTTTCAGACCGGCGGGGATTTCTTCCAAGGCGACGTTGACACCCTTGAGGGCAACGGCCAAATCGCTTCAGTCGGGGCAATTCTCGGAAACGTGAGAATGCCTATTAATACCTGGGCAAAGGGAATCAATTACACCGTAATGGAAATTGAGAAAGCCCTCGCCGCGCAGAACTGGAATGTGGTCGAGTCCAAGCTCGAATCACTCAAAAAAAACTGGGACCTCGGAATTCAGCAGGTAGCCTTTTTAGGCCACCCCTCGATTACCGGAATGACCGGACTGATTAACGCCTCAGAGGTTAATATCAATACGGCGTTGATTACCGAGCCTCTTTCAGAAATGGATGCGACCGAGTTTACCCTTTTTGTAAAAGGAGTTCTCACGGCGTATTTCACCAACAGCAACGATACAGCAATGCCGGATACTTTTGTTATTCCGACTTCTGACTACCTTGGAATGGGAGTTCCATATTCCTCAGCTTACCCCAACATAAGTAAGCTGGAATACCTGGAAAACAATTTCAAGAAGATGACCGGAAACGCAGGTTTCCAGATTCTTCCCTTGGCGTATGCCCAAGCGACCAGAAACGAGAAGTTCGGCGTAAACAAAAACCGGTACACCTTGTACAAGAATTCCCCGGACGTTCTTACCATGAACATTCCGGTCGACTTCACCATGCTACAGCCTGGAACCTCGAACAACATCATGTTCCAACAGCCAGCGTATGGTCAGTACTCGGGGGTACTTATTTCTCGAAAGCGAGAAGTCCTGTACTTCGATGAAACCGCTCCATCGACTTGATAGTTGATATCGTAGGCAAGGGGAAGGATTCTTCCTCTTGCCTTTCTTCGTCTAATCCCAAGTGGGTAGTATCTACTGCCTACGGAAAGGTTGGGCAAAAAGCGGATAAGGTCTTTAACCTTCACAAGCCGGAAGTGTTAGAACCTTGGTTATCAAAAGCCCCGGCCGTACTTATGGGGCCGTTTATCGAAGGGAAAGAGATTTTACCGGCACGTCAGTTGATTGATAAATTCGGGGATATATTTCACTCCTCGATTGCTTGGATGATAGGGTATGCGGTACACCTTGGGTATACAGAAATCCATCTTTATGGCGTGGACATGATTCACGGTAGCGAATACGGAGAGCAGAGAGATAGCCTTTTTTATTTAATGGGGTATGTTTCGGCACTCGGTATCGTGATACAATGCCAAAAGGGATCAGGTATTGATACCCTAAAAAAACCATCGTACCAAAAGGAGATTGTGTGAAAGTATTAAACCAAGGACAGCGAGCATTTACCGTAAAAAAAGACGGGGCCGATTTTGTATTGCTCCCTCGAAAAGTAGTCGACCTTCCGGAAGTCCAAGCCAGATCCATGGCAAAAGCCTACCGAGAAATTACCATTCTCGATGAAATCGGGCAGGAAGTAGAGGAGACCAAGAAGCAAAAGTCAAAAAAGGTAAAGCCAGAAATTGACGAAACCGAAGAGGATAAAACCGAAGAATGACTACCCCTGAGGAATTCCGGGAATACTTCGACCGGGGACAATTTACCTATGGGGATACTGCCCCGGCGGTAAGGGATAAAGATATCGATTCGGCCATAGCAGAGGCCACGGCCGTATTTAATACCGCCCTCTACCCCGATGAGGTAGCAACCATAGCGTTTCTTTATCTCACGGCGCACTTTCTTTCTCTGGATATCGATGCGTCGAATTCCGGAGGCCAGCCTTCTTTTAATCAAACTTCCCGGTCTGCAGACGGAATAAGCGAATCGGTACAAATCCCCGAATGGATGATGAAAGGGGATTTTGCTTTTTATTCAACGACCTACTACGGTCAAAAGTGGCTAATGCTCACAAGGCCTTATCTTGACGGAGTAGTCATGGTGGTCGAAGGCTCTACCAGGCCTTAGGGGGATTTATGGCCGGAGGTATACAGATCGATGCAGATTTCTCCGGCCTTAATAAATTACTCAAGCAATTGGAAGCTAATTATTACGTAGATATCGGAATTCTTGGCGAAGGAGCCGAATCAGAAGACGGGGAGCTCAACGTCGCAGGGATTGCCGCAGTCCATGAATTCGGCTCAATTACGCAGAAAATCCCAGAACGATCGTTTATTCGTCTTGGGCTTACCTACCGACGGAAAAACCTTCAAAAGGCCGCAGAAGCCGTATGGGTTCAGGCGCTGGAAGGTCAAAATATAAAACTTATTTTTCAGCGGATTGGTATAGCAGGAGAAGAGGCGATCAAGGAAGCCTACGATACCGAGGGGTTTGGTACTTGGCAGGGGTTTAGCGACAACTATACAACCAGGCCGAGCGGAAGACCTGTTGATGAATCTTCGAAACTGTTACAAGATACCGGTGGCATGATGAATGCCACGACCAGCGCAGTAGGCCAAGGCGGAGGTGACTAATGGTCCCGAATCTTAACAGAGCCCTTAGGGGATGGACCGAAAAAAAGACATGCTTGAAAATAACCTCTACGGTAAGTTCTATAGGTCTTAAGGAAGAAGTCGCCTTTCTTGTAGACCTGGATGTAAACCTACAGCCAACACCGGAAAATGAACTCAAGAAAATGCCTGAGGAGTTCTGGTCTTGGGCATGGTGGAACGTAATAATCAAAAGTAAAACAGAAATACTCGATACAGATGACGCAATTATAGTCGATGGAGCACGGTACCGAATACAGAAAGTCGGGGATTGGAGAAGGTCTGGATTTTCTAAGTATCAATCGATAAAAGATTTTGATTTTGAAATCGAAACGGGCCAAGATGGCGAGATACTAACCTATAACGGCCAGCCGGTACTTTACCAAGAGGAGGTAGTTACATATGCCGGAAATTAAAAGCGGTTCAGGAATTAGTCTACGCCCGGTCAATGGAGATTTATTCATCGATGGTTTCGTACCTACCGATTCAGAGTTTGTTATCTATGTTTCAAAAAGCGGACTTGATATCAATTCGGGAAACATAAACCAACCTAAGTTGACTATAGCCTCAGCCCTCACCAGGGCCTCAGAGCTTCTTGTAGGGGACCCGGATTGTTGCGCCGTCAGAGTGGATATCCAAGGGGCCGGTAGGTATACCGAATCCTTTACCGTACCGGCTAATGTTATTTTGACCGGGTTCGCCGCATCGATAGTTGGCCAAATCACATTGGAGCCAAGAGCAAGAGTTAATATCTACGCACATTATCCATCAGAGTCTAATCAAATTATGCTACTCAAAACCGGTGGCAATGGGGCTTGGTATACTTCCTTTATTTCAGACGGAAGGGGGACTGCAGGAGATATTACTGGATGTACAAATGCAAAAAGCGAAACAGACGGGAGTATTTTATTTGTCGATTGCGCTTTATTGTTTGTTAGTGCAAATGGCAGAGGGATAGAAGATGAGGCACCTGGGTTTGGTCATATCCACATAGACATTAAAGATCTTTATTTGGCCGGGGAAAATGCGGTCGGAATAAGGCTCCAGGGAGGCGCTTCGGACGCCGTTGGATACATAGACCACATCCTTGAGGTAGGAGCCCAAACAGGTACTACAGGCATTAGTGTGGAGCAGAATTCTCTGGGTCGACTGATAGCCTGCGAGATCATCGCGGATACTGCTTGGAGCGTATCGACCACGAGCCCTGGTGGGCAGTTGTGGTTAGTATGCCCCAGGGTAGTTGGTGCAACATCGGGGACCTTGAGCTAATGCAACCGGCAGAATTAATCATTACCATCCTTACCAGCTATTTAGGACTCTCTCAGGACAGGGTATTCCAGGGGGTCCAGGGCATAAAACCCAAACTTTCAGGTATCAACGTCGTGGTTAAAGAAGATACTTCCCAGGTAATCGGCTCAAAGTCGACAATTAATGACCAAGCCCAGGAGGTATCATCGGTAGTCTTATCTACCCCGGTAGATTGTGAGATATTTGGAAAAGATTACTCGGTTGTTGAAAGAAAAGAAGAAATACTCATGGCGATATCCTCGGTATTTGCGCAACAACTTTGCGACGAGCACTCCATGAGAATTGACCGTCAAGGTTCCATAATGGATTTATCTAGGGTCGAAGGGGCTCAAGCTATGCACCGTTACCGAATTGGTGTTATAGTTAAGCACATGAAACAGAAGTCGGTAAGTACAGAATTATTCTACGACGAAACAAAATTGCAAACCTCGGAGGTAAAGATCGATGAGTAAATTATCATTGTCAAATGTGGTGAGAGTTTCGCTACTCCAGGCCCTTCGAGGGCTTGCAAATGCGAATACCTCAGCCCTTGCGATCATCACGGATGAAGAACCGATTCCAGCCAATTACGGAACTTCAAGGGCGTACCTTGATCCTTCCGGCGTTGCTCAAGATTTTGGTTCTGGATCAGATGTTTTCCGCATGGCTCAGGTAGCGTTTTCCCAAAGTCCAAACATCATAACTGGGGGAGGATTTCTTCAAATTATCCCCCGGCTACAATCCGCCTCAGCAAGCAAGGCCACAATCCTTTCTTCTTCCCCTGTTAATCTTTTAGCTCTTACCGAAGATGACTACGAAATAAACCTGGCGATAGACGGGGGGGCGGCCGCAGATTTCACCATAGGCGAATTAGACCTTACAAGCCTTGCGACAGCCGAGGCCTCGTTGAATTCTACAGAAGTTTCGACGGCCGGGGTAACATTTCGACTAAGTGGGGAATTATCCTCGGCAGTGGTTACTATAGAAAGCGACCTTACAGGGGCAACTTCTGCCCTCGTGATCGGGGCAAGTGTGGCGAGTGGAACCAACATAGCCCCACTACTTAACCTGTCAGGATCAGCAGGCGGTACAGCTGCCGGACTCGAATCTCCTTCCGATTGCATACTTCGAACGGCAGGTGCCGTTGATTATTTCGGGATCGTGTACAACGACCTACTCACCGACGCACAAATAAGCGCAACAGCAAAACTTGTACAGGCTTTGGACAAAATGCAGTTCGTTCCCCAGACAGATACCGGAAAGATCGGTGGAGTATTTACTACCGTAAGGGACGCAGGATATGTAAATACTCGGTGTCTTTTGTATACATCCGGTACTCCCGACGCAGTAGACTTTGCTGCCGGTTATGCATCTCGGGGGTTAAGCGTAAATTACAACGGCACCAACACGGCCACCACAATGCACCTTAAAGAAATTATAGGCCTTGTTGCCGATCCTGGGGTAACTCAGTCGGTACTTGACCAGGCAAAAGCGGTGGGGGTGGATGTATACGGAAACTTCGGAATCCCTAAACTTCTTACCAGCGGAGCAAATCAATTTTTCGATCAGGTGTATTCCCGGCTCGCCTTCAAGCTTCGGTTACAGATTGCTGGATTCAACTTCCTTGCGACCGTACCAACTAAGGTGCCTCAAACCGAGGCTGGATTATCAGCTTTAAAAGGTGCATACCGGCAAGTTTGTGAGCAGTTTGTAACCGCAGGGGTATTCGCCCCGGGGAAGTGGAATTCCCCTGTTACCTTCGGCCCCCCAGAGGATCACATAAGAAATATTGCGGACTCGGGGTACTTTGTATTTTCGATCCCCATCGCTCAGCAGTCACAAATAGAAAGGGAAGCAAGAATCGCTCCCCTGGTTCAGATAGCGGCCAAAGATGCCGGGGCATTTCATTCAATCGACGTAGTCGTATTCGTGGAGGCGTAAGAAAATGGCAAGTGTTAGCATAACAGGTAAGGACATTGTAGTCCTTGATGGCAGGATTTTCTCAGACTTCGCGGATGCGGATACCGCTACCCTGGATTTCCCTAACGACATAATGGCAGGGAAAACCGGTAAAAATGGGAATACCATTATCGCCTACAACTCAACAGGGAAGAACGTAGACACTACCCTTAGGCTCGTACTTGGATCGGCGGACGATAAGTTTTTAAACTCACGGCTTGCCTCATTCATTTCCGACCCGGCTTCATTCGTACCGATGACCGGAGAATTCACCAAGCGATCGGGAGACGGACAAGGGAACGTGAATTCCCTGGTGTACGCACTTTCGACAGGGATTCCTCAAAAGATCCCCAACACGAAAGAAAACGTAGAAGGCGATACCGAGCAAGCCGTAGCGGTTTGGCAGATAAGATTTTATAACGGTAGCCGGAATATTAGCTAAGGGGTAAGGAATGAAGATTGATGGAAAAGAACTTCGGATAACAGAGGCCGGATTCAACGATGCTTTAGAGCTCCATGACTCGATTATAGAGTCATTGAAAAAAGAAAAGGCCGAGTTGAAACTTAACTTCAAAGAAATTGAAGATACCGAAGATATGGATTTCGGAGGTATCTTCCGAATGGCATTAGAAGCAGCCGGGTCCTCACGGGTCCGGTCTTGCCTTTTTAAATGTGCTACAAAAGCAGTGTACGACGACCAGAGAATTGACCCGGAATTTTTTGAAAGGGTAGAGAACCGAAAGCTCTACTACCCGATTATGATGGAAATCTTAAAGGTCAATCTTGGGCCTTTTTTCGGAAGCCTTACTGGACTATTCGGGGAGGTAAAGGCGATGATGAAAGAAAAGCCCCGAAAGTAGAATTTGAAGGGCCCTCCGGTCTTGCTATCTGTATAAAGATAGCAAAGGCCGGATACTACCAAGGCGACCCGGGGAAGGCTGGAGACTCCCCAGTATCGGAAGTATTAGCCGTGATTGAGTACGAAAAATTTTTGGCAGATTACGAAATGGCGTATTATTCGCTCAATAAACCGGAGGGTAAAAAATGAACATAGCGAAACTTTTTGCCCGAATCGGCGTACAAGCAGATACCCCGGTAGTGAAAGATTTTCGAGATCAATTAGTCAACGTACAAAATACCCTAAAAGTCGCTGCCGTTGGGGTTACTGGGTTTGTGTACGGTCTACAGAAGATCACCAGGGAGTCGATGGCCTCGACTGCCAGCCTGAAGCAATTCGAAGCAGAAACGGGAGCCAGTACCACAGAGTTACAAAGATGGTCAGCAGTAGCAAAGGAAGCCGGGAGTAACGGCCAATCAGTCGCCTCAGCAGTACGGGCCATTGCATCGAATCGTGAAGCGATAAAATTAGGCCGTGGAGATATATCCGGATACCAGCTATTAGGCATTGACCCAAATCAAGACCCATTTGAAATATTAACCCAACTACGGGAGCAGACAAGAGATCTTCCCGAGGCAATGAGGAGAAACGTGCTTTCTTCCATGGGGGTCGGTGCGGACATGCTCAGAATGTTCGAGCTCACCAACGAAGAATTCGATAAGATGTCCGGACGTGCTTTTATTCTCTCCCCTCAGGCCCTCAACACCATAGACGGCGCAAGGGCAGGTTTCGAAAGAATTGGAAACGCCTTCGACTACCTAAAAGGCATGATAACCGTAGGGCTTGCGCCTGAGTTCGAAAGGATCACGGACCTCTTTACTGAGTTTATTCGCCTTAACCAAGGCGATATTGTGGCGGTAATGAGGTCTATTTTTATTCACCTAAGTAACTTTGGCCAGGCAGTGGCTACAGTGGTGAGAAAAATGAACGACCTTGTAACCGGCACTATTGGGTGGAAGCCTGTTATCATGGGATTAATCGGTTTGTTTATCGCTTTAAATTCTGCTGTCATGCTCCCCATTGCAGGCATTGTACTTCTAATCGGCCTAATTGACGATATTATAGCCTACTCAGAAGGCAGAAATTCCCTGCTCGGGGTACTGTTCGAGAAATTCCCCCTACTCAAAGCGGTATTTGACCCGATTTTATCTCTTATTGGCGACCTTGTGACGTTGATTTCTTCGGTGTTCACCGGAGATACCCAAGCAATGGACCGAGTACTAGAAAAATGGGGGATATGGGGAGAGATTATCCGGATTGTAATCGACAACGTGAGAGACTTAATGACCGGGCTTGGGGATCTTGTATCCGGGGCTGGGTGGCAGAAAGCGGTCGAGGGCTTAGCCGAAAGTATGGGGGGGGTTTATTCCATGATTAACGCCGTCCAGAAAATCGCCACGGGTGAAATGGGTATTTTCGACGCCATAGGTCAGGCAGGGAAGCAGATATGGGACAACTCGATCCTCGGAAGGCTTGTATCAGGCGGAAACAACAGCACTACGACAAATCAATACAATATAAACATCGATGGATCAGCAAGTCCGGAAGCCACAGGGACCGCGGTTATACGAGAAATAGAGCGATATCCAGACAGCAGGGGGGACAGACTTAGATGAGTTTCTCACCCATTTTTACCCAAATAGGGGAGTCGGTAACTACCACTAAAGCCTATCTCGATGCAAAAGCGCAGGCAATACTTGCTCCAAGAGACGCCAAGGGGATCGGTGGTTTCGTTTTTGATATCCCCACCAGGGAGTCAATAGAGCTACGTACAGACATAACCGATCACTTCACCGAATCCGGTTCCTACATCAACGACCACGCAGTAGACCAGCCGGTAAAAATTACCGTCTCAGGATTTATCGGTGAATTGTTCATTGGTGCTCCCGAAGGCCTTGAGGGTCTCACTGGTGAGCTATCAAACAAACTCACGGCCCTTACCGGGTTTACCGGGGCATATACTCCACAGGCGTTGAGGACTCTACAAAACGCCGTTACCAAAGCAGATCAAGCAATCCAGAATATCAACAACTCGATTCAAAGGGGAAAGAATTTTCTTGATTTTTTGGAAGGGGCAGAATCAGTTTTTCTCAAAAGACAGAAAGAAGCATTTACTACCTTGGACGCACTACGAAGAAGTAGGAGCATCTTGGCAGTCACCGTTCCGTGGGCGTATTATCCTTCGATGATGATTGAATCTATTTCGGTATCGCAAGGAGAAGATACTCAATTCTGGTCAGATTTTACGGTAGTTTTGAAAGAGGTAAGGTTTGCAGAATTGCGGATAGTGAGGTTTGATGAAAATCTATTCCCCCCAAGAAGCGACATACAGTCAGGAGAAGAACAAGACCAGGGAGTGAACCGTGGCGAATCTAACGACTCTTCTTTTTTGTACCAGACTTTTTTTAGGGGCTCACAGTGAGAAGATTTAACGGGATAACAGCCACAGGAACCCAGGTTTTCAGAACTCCTATAGAAGCAGGTGGGCAACTTAAGGTTTCTTTATACTACAAGCCCTTTGTGCAAATGTGGTATATGGACCTGGAATACAACGGCCACGCCCTTAGAGGGGTAAGAGTCCGAAATGATTTCAACCTTATAAATCAATACCGATCTATCTGTCCTTTCGGAATTGCGTGTACAGTGGAAGAAGTATCAGAGCCGATATTAGTCAATGACTTTTCAGCAGGCAGAGCAAGGCTATTTCTGCTTACAAGCCAAGAAGTCGATGAATATAACGAATTCTTGAGGACTATGGACAATGGCTAAATTTGGGAGAAATTACGAGATACAAATTCTTACTCCGCAAGGAAACCTTCTTACAATCCAGCCACCTTTTTCGGTACGTATGAGGATAACAAGAAATACTCTTGCTTCTACCAATTCGGCAGATTTTACTATTTACAACCTAAAAGAAACCACGAGGAGACAAATCTACAAAGATCGTTTTGAATTCGCTCAATATTGGCAGATTGTAGTAAGGGCAGGATATCAAGATAAAATGGACCTTATTTTTCAAGGAAATATCTACGAGGCGTTTTCCTCAAAAGAAGGCCCGGACTGGGTTACTAAGATGCAATGTCAGGATGGACTATTTGGAGTTCAAAATGGATTCACGAGTCAAACAGCAAACGCCGGAACCGAATCTCTTAACGTTTTAGAATCAGTTGTATCAGACCTACCCAACGTAGTATTTGGCGCAATAGGGGAGCTTGGAAACGGTACAGCAGACAGGGGCCAGGTATTGTTCGGAAAAACTGCCGACGTACTGGAAGAATTGACCGAGGGTCAATATTTCATAGACAACGAAAGAATAAATTTTCTCACGGATGATGAATACCTTGCAACAGAGGGGGTAATACTCCTTGATTCAGACCAACTTCTGGCTACGCCCATCAGGAGGGAAAGCCAGATAGACGTGAGGGTTCTTTTCCAGTCTAACGCATTTGTAGGTCAATTAGCAGAAATACGAAGTCTTGAGTCAATCTACAATGGCCAGTATAAGGTCGTAGGCTTTACTCACGATTTTGAATATCTAGGTTCGGACTCAGGGAAAGCGGAAACTTCACTTACTTTATTTGCTGGGTCAGGATTACTAAGGGGTGTTTCGTGAAAGCAAAACCGGGATTCGACGAAGCCCTTGAAAGCCTACGAGATACGATCTTTTCCACGCTTAATTGTGTTCAAATAGGTAAGATCTCGAGTTTCGATAAAGACACCCAAACAGCAAGCATCGAAATTGCCATGAGAGCCCAGAGAGGGAAAAAGGTTATAACCTATCCGCTCTTAGTAGATTGCCCGGTCATAATCCTTCAAGGTGGAGGAAGTTATCTAGAATTCCCGATATCTTCCGGAGATTACTGCCTCGTCCTTTTTAACGATCGTGACATAGATACCTGGTGGAGTAGCGAAAACATTGCCCCCCCGAGGACCGGGAGAAAACATAGCCTATCGGACGGGTTTGCTCTTGTTGGCCTGAACCCATCTACCAGCGTTTTGGATTTATCCGGTGATCGTGTTAAGCTAAAGGGAAATGGGCTGCCGGTAGAGGTGGAGGGGACAGAAGTAAAGCTTAACGGAGATTCAAAGTCACTTGTTACCCACGGAGAGCTTGACCAGGCGCTACAGTTATTTATCACAGCCCTGAACTTGCACGTCCACGGGACAGCAGGTACCCCTCCGGTAACACCTATGAGTATCAATATTGCATCGTCGGCGACAACGACGGTAAAGACAGGGGGATAAGATGATTTTTAGAAATATAGATCCCCAAGGGGACTGGACATTTGGAAGGGGTAAAAGTAACTACTCCAGGGACTTGGATGCCCTAAAGCTTGATTTATCTACACGGCTTAAAAGCTGGAAAAACGATTGTTTTTTTGCTCTTGGCGAAGGGGTTGATTACAACGCACTTTTAGACCGAGGGACTCAATTTCTTTTAGAGGAAGATATCCGTAGAGTAATATTCCAGACTCAGGGAGTTATCAAAATAGAAAAGTATGAATCATCCTCAGTTGCGGATTTACGAGAGTACAAGGCTAATGTTACAATTCAGACGGTTTATGGTAGAGTATTCCAGGAGGTCAGTTAATGCCCGACATTTTAGACCGTGACGGACTACGAGTAAAAAGCCTCACCGAAATCAGAACAGAGCTCGAAACTGCCTACCGTGAAATTTACGGCACAGACATAAACCTAGATCAAAACTCACCAGACGGACAGATACTCAATATCTATGCACAGGCAAGCGTAGACGTTCGGGAATTACTTTTACAGGCGTTCGCCTCATTTGACCCCGATCAGGCCGAAGGAAGGATTTTAGATCAAAGGGTTGTAATTAACGGAATCACGAGAAAAGGCGGAAGTTTTACCACGGTAAATGTGTCAGTTACCACAAACAGGGCACTCAATCTTGTGGGCCTTGACTCCCAGGCAAACGAAGCCTCTCCGGATGTACCGGGCCTCTATACTTTAAGAGACGGAGCCGGGAACCTGTTTTTCCTTGTGGATTCCCAATCGGTAGCCTCGGCCGGGACTTACTCGTACCTTTTCAGGGCCTCAGAGATTGGATCAATTGAGGTAGGGGCTAACTCGATTACTACGGCCGTAACATTTATACCAGGGGTTACTGAGGTTAATAATCCATCTGGGGCAATAACTCAAGGGCAAAACGAAGAGCCAGACGCCACCTTGAGACAGCGCCGAAGAATATCTACGGCAATTGGATCGATAGGAAATATCGACGGATTGCAAGCGGCCATTTCTGATCTTTCCGGGGTTACTACGGCGATCGTGAGAGAAAATTTCGGCACAACTACGGACTCAGAAGGCACCCCTGCCCATACCATTTGGGCAATTGTCGAGGGAGGGTCGAATACAGAAATTGCGACAGTGATAAAATCACGGAAAACTTCCGGGGCAGGAATGCGAGGAGACGTAGAAGTCGACATACCTTATATTGACGGCCGTCCGTATATTGTGAAATTTGACAGGCCAGTTTCCGAAGACCTCTATGTTCGATTTAATCTTGCTTTACCTGGTGGGGTTTTCGATGAGGACGAGGTAAAACGGCAAATAGTAGAGGGTGTAATCTGGGAAGTTGGTCAGGATGCAACATCGGATACGTTGATAGCATTTATAAAGGGCCTTAATTCCAAGTATCAAATTACAGGTATGGAAGTGTCCGACGATGACTCTACCTGGCTTGAGGTGGTATCCCCTGCCTCAGTGCAAAATAGGTTTGTCATGGACGTTTTGAGGATCACTATTTCATGACCGAACAAGAGTTGATTGATTACTATGCAAACCTCCTCATTATCCAGTACAAAAGCCTACCAAAGGCGAAGAGTACGGTCGAGGAAACTCTCAGGTCGGTCATATTTACTGACCTTATAAATCAGGTGAGAAACGCATTTTCCGTAGACGAAGCCATAGGGTACATGCAGGACATCTTAGGAAAATACATTGGGGTTTCACGGGTAATCACTGGAACTACCTTTGACCGAGAGTATTTTGGATACGTTGCTTATTCTGACAGTCCTCCGGTGGTTGGGATTTCCGGATATGCGGATTACATCGACCCGGCACCCGATGTACAAATGAGGGCTTATGAGGATGACAAAACCAGTCTTTTTGAACTTACCGACGAGGAATATAGATTTTTCCAAAGATTGAAAATCGTACAGAACAACGGTAATTTCTCTACCTCCGAAATAGACTCCATTCTTTCGGAAATATTTGCAGACCAGGTGATTTTTACCGACCTTCAGACGATGCAGATAAGTTACATCTTTGCGGAAACAGCCGAAAGGCTTGTTTTAATAGCTCAATCTCAGGACCTACTGCCTCGGCCTATGGCAGTAGGGATATCGGTTTCTTTCGTACCGGACATTGAGCATATTTTTGCATACGGAAGTTATGAAAACAAGGCTCCGCAGTTTGCGGTAGGATATGCAGATTATATCGACGATCCTGTAGTAGGATCGATGGCGAGTTATTAGGAGATATTCATGGCAAAAATAAACAGAGTTGAAATGAAGGTATTCGCAGGGGACGCACCTACCGGTGAAGTAGGTCAGATCGGAAGCCTTGCGGCCGGTTCCCCAACTACCACAAAAGACCTTGAGACAATCCAGGCCCTCACCCAGTATAACCAAGGGCTCTATCCACTTACAGCCAACAGATCTCAACCTCCAAGAATCCAGGACCTAAATGGTCTGTACTACCTCATTACTTCTCAACTTCGGTACATATTCCAAAATGGAATCCCAGAATGGGATGCGGATACCGAATATTTCTCCGGCGTTTCATTTGTCCAAAAGAGCGGATTTATCTACCAGGCGAATGCAGACAACACAAACGAGGACCCTGTTACCTCAAACGATTGGGACGTTTTCTCAGTCCCCGAAAGCTCTCACATGGGAGAGTACATTCAGTCTTCAAAGTTGTACTCCCCAAGCAAAACAAAGCCTCATTTTTGCCTGACCAACTTCTCCGGAGTCAAAGCTGTAAGTAAGTCAAATTGGCCATTGTGGGTAGCAGATCTTAGGTCTCTACAATTGGATGTAGACGGCGTGGTAAATTTCGCAGGAACCGCCTCAGCATCAACAATCACCCTTACCGACACCGCCGACAATAACGCACTATTGGCTGCCTTGGCAGAATCGGTAGCCCATTTCGGGTACAATTACACCGTCGATTGGGACGGGGTC